GATGATAATGATTGAAGATGAAAATATAAAGGACGATAATGTTGAGGCAGTTGAAACTGAAACACCTGAAGTTAATCATGTAAATAATATGGTTGATTCATTAGTTGATGGTAATAATATTGCTGCTCAAGATTCTTTTAAAAGTGCTCTAACTGATAAGATTGGTCAGGCATTAGATGATAAGAGAAAAACCGTTGCGAATGATTGGTTAAATTCTGCTATTGAACAAGAGGAAATAGCAGATAATTCTTCATTAGATGGTGAGCCGCCTGCTGAGCAAGAAGGTGAACAAGAGGTAGAACAAGAAAATGAACCTGTCGTTTCACAAGCTTAGTAAAGAAGTAAACGAGCGCAGGTATCGTGGACCTGAAGGAACGATAGAATATAAAAAACTATCGCTCAAAATGAGAAACGCTATTCGTGATGTTTATTCTACAATAAACAAAACGCCTGATCCGATTGTAGGAAAAATTGATGGTATCATCAAACAGGTTTCTAAAAAACACAACGTTAGTGTTGATAGTATTGAAGATTATTTTGATAACGAAAGCATAAAGTAAAGGAAATAAAAAATGGCAATTGCAACAAGAACGCTTAGAGATACGGTAGTAGAAGCTTCTGGTGGTGCGTCAGGTGGTAAAGTTACTGTTCTAGTAAACATGGACGATAACACTACTGCTAACTCAAATATATTAGACGCAAGTGGTTTATCAGGACATGCTAATGGGGCAAAATTAGATATCACTAGAATATGGTGGTCTTTAGTACAAGGTACTGCTGATGACAATACAGGTCATGTACAGATACAATTTAAAGGTGCTTCAACAGATACTATCGCAATTCAACTTGCTGGTACAGGTCACTATGATGGTACTGCTGGTAAAATTACGAATAACGCAACGAATACAACAGCAACTTCAGGAGACCTAGAGTTAAGTGCTTTTGGAACTTCTGGTAGTGTAATTATCGAATTAAGAAAAGACGAATCATTTACTGCATAGTAGATAGGATTTTCTATGGCGATTACAAACACAGCTATTGTTGATACCGCTTCGAAGTATATTGTACAATCGAAGGGTATCAAGGATGAAACAGACCAAATAGTAGTTGACGCTGAAAAACTGGTTAGTGGCACAAACAAATCATTAGTAAATTTGATTGAGTGTCATTTTCAGATAAAAGGCACAGGCACTTTAAAGTTAAGTGCTGAAAGTGAAACAAATGATTTGAGTTTTACTGGAAATGGTAAATATGGATTACGACCTGACCAGTTAAAATTTGGGAATGATAAAATAATAAAATTAACAACTGATTCAAATGTTGAGAGTTATTTGTTAATTACAGAGTTTAGGAGAAAATAAAATGGCAGATGTAGTTACAACACAAACGATAGCAGATACCGTAGGTGTAAAAACAGTAGTCAAGATGACTAATATAAGTGATGGTTCAGGTGAAACACTTGTAACTAAAATGGATGCTAGTGCTTTGAATTTTATGTCAGAGGATGCTGAAAGAGTTATTTCAAAAATTTGGTGGGCAGTTAATACAACAAATGGTAAATCTGGTGTAGAGTTATTGTGGGCAGGTAGTGGAACAAGCTCTGCTAATGCAACGATAGGGTTTTTCTCTGGTCGTGGCTATCATGATTACTTTACTTCTGGTAACAGTATTCCTAATAATGCGACATTGACAGCAAATACATCTCCTGCAGGTGATATATTATTATCAACTAAAGGTTTCGTTGCAGGCGATAACTATACAATTATATTAGAAGTGAGATAATGGCAAAAAAGAATAAAGATTATTCAAAAGCAATTCTAGAAAGAATTATAGGAACGAAATCTAGAACTTATCTTGCAGATGAATTTAAAAGAGCATTTGCAGAAAAGTATGGAATAAAAAAAGAAGAAATGAAAAGAGAGGTTGTAGATAAAATTTACAACAATAAAGAAAAGGTGGAGAAATGAAACTAATTACAGAAACAATTGAGAGTATCGAAGTCTTAAAAGAAGATAGAGGCAACGGTAAAAAAGATTATAAGATTCGTGGTGTCTTTATGCAGGCTGATATCAAAAACCGTAATGGTCGAGTTTATCCAGTCCAAACTTTAGCAAAAGAAGTTGCACGATACACTAAAGAATTTATAAACAAGAAACGTGCTTTCGGTGAACTAGGACATCCTGACGGACCAACAGTTAACCTTGAAAGAGTTTCACACATGATTACTAGTCTTAAACCAGAAGGTAAAAACTTTATAGGCGAGGCTAAGATAATGGATACCCCTTATGGTAAAATCGTCAAGAATTTAATTGACGAAGGTGCTCAGTTAGGTGTATCTTCAAGAGGTATGGGTTCTATTCAACAAATGCAAGGAAGAAACATTGTTGGAAAAGACTTTTATCTTGCTACTGCAGCTGATATAGTTGCAGACCCATCGGCACCTGATGCTTTCGTAGAAGGTATAATGGAAGGCAGAGAGTGGGTATGGGACAACGGCGTACTGAAAAGTATGGAAGTTGAACAATATAAGGAAGAGATTGAACGAACTAAACGCAAAGAACTTGCCGAAGTAAAAGCAAATATCTTCAAAGACTTCTTATCAAAATTTTAAAACCTACGCAGCTAATTTAAAAAGCGTAGGGTTTAAGATGGTAAGATGTATAAATAATAGTAATAAGAAAAATTAATTAATTTTTAAATATTAAGGAGAGACCGAATGTCTGAAACCGAAGTAAAAAAAGAGTTAGATACGGTAGAAGAGCAAATTAAAAATGCGGCTAACAAAGACGCAGCTCCAGCTGAACCTAACCACCTTAAAAATGACGCAGAGGATCTTGGTGCTCCAGTTGTAAAACCAACTGACAGTAACCCAGACGCTACGAAAAAGGTATCTAAAGTATCGGACCAGGTTAATAAGGATGCGAAAGATGGATCTTTACCAAAAGACCAAAAACCATCTGCTATGAAGGAAGAAGAAGTAGAAGTAAAAGACGGCGTAGAAACTGTTGCTGAAACTGCTGCTGAATCTGAAATGGATATTGACCTATCTGATGATGTTAAGGCATTAGTTTCAACAGACGCTGACCTATCCGAGGAATTCAAGGAAAAGGCTGCGACTATTTTTGAAACTGCTGTTAAAACAAGAATACAAGAACAGGTTAAAGTACTAGAGGCTCAGTATGAAGAAAAACTTTCAAAAGAAACTGAAACAGTAAAAGAAGCTATGGTCGAAAAAGTTGACTCATATCTAAACTATGTTGTTGAAGAATGGATGAAAGAAAATGAATTAGCAGTAGAAAGAGGTATTCGTACTGAAATTGCTGAGGACTTCATTACTGGACTTAAATCTTTGTTTAAAGAACATTATATTGATGTTCCAGAAGAAAAGTACAATGTACTGGAAGACTTAACAAATCAATCAAAAGATTTAGAAGCTAAACTTAACGAACAGATTGAAAAGAATGTAAATCTGACGAAAGAAGTTTCTGAATTCCATAAGAGACAAGCAATTCTAGAAGTAACTGCTGATTTAGCAGAAACAGAAAAAGAAAAGTTTGTTTCTATGGCTGAAAATGTTGAGTATGATAGTGCTGAAAAGTTTAGAGAAAAGTTAGAAACTATTAAAGAATCTTACTTTCCTAAATCAAAAATAGAAGAAACGGCGTCTAAAGACGAAGTTGATTCTGTGGCGGCGAATGAGCCAGCTGTTGAAGCTAGTTCGGATGCTATGGCTGCATATACAGCCGCAATATCAAAAAACCTTAAGGCTTTATAGTTTTAATGTTTTGTTTAAATGTAAATAATAATAAGGAGAGATAAAAATGTATCTTACTGAAAACTTACAGGAAAAGTGGCAGCCAGTCCTAGAACATCCAGATTTGCCAAAAATCGAAGATGCTTATAAAAGAGCTGTAACTACTGTGATTTTAGAAAACCAAGAGAAATCAGTTAGGGAAGACCGAAGCTTTATGGCTGAGGCTGCACCTGCAAACGCAACTGGTTCATCTGTTGACAACTGGGATCCAGTATTAATATCACTAGTTAGAAGAGCTATGCCAAATCTTATCGCATACGATATTTGTGGTGTACAACCAATGACTGGTC